CCTTTACATAGATCGTCTTCAGGCCGTCGCCGTCCGGGAGCGTAATGGATTTTGTGGCCGCGTATGTCTCCCACGACGCAGCCGCCTCCGTCTTCGCCGCCTTTGTGCCCCAGATCTTCATCTGGTAGCCGGTCGTCGCCGCGTCTGTGACGGAGATCTTCGCGGTGACGGTCGCGCTGGTCGCGTACTGTGCGCCGTCGTTCAGTGTGATCGATAGGCCGGCAGGGGCCAGCGTATCCAGCGTTAAATTAAAAAAGCTTGCCATTCTGTTTTATCCCCTTTCTTCGCTTTTGAGTTCGATGTACAAAAAGCCGCCAGGCCTTTCGTAGATGGTTTCTGTGCCCAAGCGGGCGGATTTGATGCCCATGGAGCCGATGAACAGCTCCAGAATGCGTTTGATTCCAAGTGCCAGCATGTCAGCCCTCCACCAGATACAGCGTCCGCGCGTCCTTTTCGTCCAGCGCGTCATAGTCCGATTTTGTCAGCACGCGGATCTCGTCGATCTGCGCGGATGATATCCCCCCGCCGCCGCCTCCGCCGCCGGACTGGCGGGCTTCGTTGATGGCGGCGACGAGGTTGTCCTTGCTGTAGGTCTTGAGATCGTTCAGGTCGCCGATCTGCTCCTGCAGCTGCGCCCAGACGGGGAGCGTGGGATCCGCCGAAGGATCGCCGGACGGCTCCACCGCAGGCTGCACCTTGCCGAGCGATACCCAGACGGTCGGCAGCACGACGCCGGAGGCGTTCGTGCCGTACACGCCGACGCGGGCATAGCGCCCCGCCACGGCGAGAATCTCGGGCGGGACGGTCACGGTATCGCCATCCCATTTCGCCGGGAGTACGTCGATGGTGGCCCTGCCGTTTGTAAAGACGGCGGTCTTCGTCAGGCCGTCCCAGTCGGATGAAAACGCGAATTCGACGCTGACGGCCTTCGCCATGCCCGCCGTCAGAAGCTCCGGCGGCGAGCACAGATGCGCGGAGGCTTTGGTGATGTGGATCTGGATCATGTTATTTCGCCTCCTATGCAATCACAGTGCCGTTCACAAGCAGTTTCCCGTCGCTGTTGCACCTTAATGCTGCGTATTTGCTTGCGTTATAGCACAGCCAAACCCTATTTGCAGCCACCCCGTAAAACGGCACATTTGTCGCGCCGATGCTTTCATTCCCGTAAAGTGGCAGCAAGAAATTGCTTTTGACGTACATGCCGTAACTATCTTTTTTGATTCTGTCTGGCGGAGCGCTCTCTCCTCCGCTCCCGCCGCTTCCCGGCGGCCCGACAACGTACTCGACGATATAGCTGCCGGAAATCCGCGCGACCTTGACGCGGTCTCCCGCGGCAAAGGTGGCGGACGTGTTGCATTTATAGTGCTTTGTTGTGGCTTCAGTCTGCCCCTCTAGGATGAGGGACAGGCCATCGTCATAGACCGCGCCGACGGTCGCCAGAAAGTTTTCCGGCAGATTTTCGTCCGGCATGCTGATCGATGATACAAATAAGCTGTTGATGCCCTCCATCAGGCGATCACCGTCCTTTTTGCAGAGTGTGTCATGAGGCTTCCGGCCTGCAGTGTGACCGACCAGCCGGTTTCGAGGTAAATTCCGCCGATTTCGTCGTGCGTTAGGGCGAGGATATCGCCGACGCCGTGCCCCGGCTCGCTGAGCGTGTAAAATGTAATGGCGCGCGTAGCAAGCAGCGACTCGTTGCGGCGCTTGTCGGCGTAGGCCTGCAGCTCCTCCTGCGAGGCGATATTGTCTACCCGCTCGACGGAGGTAATGCGCATACCGCGCTTAAAGGTGGACTTCTTGGAGGCCGGATTGTCGTTGACGGCCGTCGCCACCATGGCCGCGTCCATGTCCGGGTTGTTGCAGGTCACGACGAAAACGTTCGGCGCATCAAAAATGTCCGTTTCGTCCGACCAGTCCGGGCCCGGATGTTTCTCCGGGAGAAACAGGTCCGTCACGCCGTAGCGCCAGTCGATGATTGCTGCGGACGGCTCCTGATACGGTTCGAGCCTGCACACGCCGTCCGCATCAAACCAGAGGCTTTCATAGTTGATCTCTGAGAGCAGCGTGTTGATGATCGTCAGGTAGCTTGTGCCGATTTGCCAGTCTTCGCGGTCTGTTGCCAGCACGGCTGCATTCGGTGTTGCGATCACGAGCGAGATGCCGCAGGCTGTCAGCAGCTTGCGGATCTCGGTGATGTACGATGAGCCAGCGGCAAGATGCAGGATCGTTTCGGTTTTTTGCGTATACACGCGCCAGCAGCGGTCGTAGGCTTCGATCTCTACGCGCGTGCTGCCCGCGCTGCCTTTTTTGCCGACGGTCGCGGACTGATAGATACCAAGAGAGTGCTCCGTCCCGTTTACGATGATCCATGGCCGCAGCTCGTCCGATTCCCACGCCGCTATGGCATTGGGAAGAAAGCTGCCCTTGAGCGTGCCGTGGATGTTCGCGGCGCGGTCGCTCATGATCTGCGGTGGGCTGCCGGTGTCCCATTGCAGCTGCGTGATGGGCGCGCCGTTCCGGAGCACGTCGATGCGGTAGCTTACGTCACGGGTCAAGGGTGATCGCCTCCTCCCGGTTGGTGTGCGAGATGGTGAAGGAATAGCGGCGCATGAACTCGTCGCAGTTGCTCTCGAGCGACGGGAGCGAGCCGATGGCCATGTTTCCGTAGCGGTCCTTGATGCAGACGAGGCGGCCTACAAGGGCCTCAAGCGCAAGGGCGGCGGCCCGCTGCGCGTGCGGCCAGGCGCAGGCGACGGACAGGGCGCGGTCGCGCTGCTCGCTGCGCTCCTCGACGGGGTAGGCAAGGCCCGCCAGATGGACGGTCGAGACACCGGCCGAGAAGCTGGTGCGGTTGGTGCGCAGCTGCGTCTCTGACAGGCGCATTTCCAGCCAGACACCGGTTTCCAGATCGCAGATCATGTTGGTCTCGGGCAGGATCTCGACGGTATCCGAATTGGACACGCCGTAGTTATCGCTTTCGTCGTAGCAGCCGCGGACGCGGTAGGTCACGCTGCCAATGCTTGTGTGGTCGATGTACTGCTTTTGTGCAGTGCGGCCAATGGCGACGCCGTCCCGCTCGATCAGATAAAAATCATAGCTGCCTGCGGTCTGCCACGTCAATGCGGCCTCATGGCTTGCGCCGGCCGACAGTGTGATCACCTCGCCCTCGGTGTGCGAAACGGGGAGCGCGGCTGCGCTCCACTCGGACCACATGCCGTACTTGTTCTGCACGCGCACGCGAATGGTGTAGCTTCCGTCGGCGAGGTAGACCGGCGAGTGCCATGCTTTCTCCGTGCCGTAGACCGTGCCGGAGGCGTAGCCGCTCGAGAGCGTCAGCTGATAGGCTTCCTGCTCAGAGGTCTGCCAGGTGATGCGCGGGCGCGGGCCGGTGGACTGGATCACGATGGACGGTGCGGACGGGGCGTTGATGGCGATAAACTCTGCCTTGTCGCTCCATTCCGACGGCGTGCCGTCTGTGTTGTAGGTGCGCACGCGCCAGTATTTTGTTCCGCTTGTGAATTTGTTCGCCGGAACGTCGTAATACTGGTTTTCTCCCGTGACGGTCGCGAGGGTGTTCCACGTCGTACCGTCGGCGGACCATTGCAGATCCGCTTTACTCTGCGGCGTGCCGGTGGAAATGATGTGCTTCCACGAGAAGCGGTTGGCGATTGTCGCGTCGATGACGATGCCGGAAGGGGAGACGGGCTTGGCCGTCGGGGTAACGTCTGTTGTCGTGATCTCCTGCCATGCGGACGTCGTTGTCGTGCCGCTGTTTGCCGTCACCTTTACGCGCCATTCGAGCGTCCCGGACGGGAATGTGTTTGCCGGTACCGTGCAAGCGGTCGTCGAGCCAGATACGCTTATCGTTTTTGATGTGCTTGCGTTTTTTACGCGCCACTCAAAAACAGCAGCGGTTTGTTTCACCTCTGCGAAGCAAACCTGCGTGAGATCTGTGTCATCCTCGGCGTCCCATGTAAATGTGTTTTTTTGCGCTCGATTTACGAATGCCCCTGCCGATGGTGATAAATTGTCTGCTTTTATGCCGACATTATCATTCGAGTATTCACACGTCAGGAATGGCTTGCGTGTTGACTTTTCTCCGTAAAAAACAGCTTCGCTTGTTCCTGATACAGCGCCACGAAACGCAACGACAAACCCGTTTTCTATCCCTTTTTTTACTTCTTCCTTCTTGACCCTGTATTGTGCCAGATCAAAAACCGCGTTCAGCTGCACAATTTCGTTTAACGCAGTCCACTTTCCATCTGCATGCTCTGAAATCCCGGTATATGTTTGGCTGATTTCCGGTCGCGTTGCATACGTTATCACGCTCGTATCAAATTGGCTTTCCACCGCATTTACATACGTCCAGATTTGCTTGTTCCCATTTCCGCTATCTTCTGTCGGCTGTGCGTAAAACGAAAGAGTTACTTTGCTTACCCGCTTAAACTTGTACGCATCTCCCGGCACAGGGAATTTGATATATATGTTATCCCCTTGTTTGACGTTTCCTGCTTCCCCCGTAAACGGGTCCGCAAACAACTTGTACTGTGCAAGATTTGAGTAGTTTGTATTCGGGTGGTTCTTTGCAACTGCTGTCGACCCACTCGCCTGTACTGTAAAGATCGGCATTTACTTCGCCCCCATTCTGGCTGTGATGCGTGCGTTTTTGGCGATGCGGAGGATGGTGTCGAGGTCTTCGACGTGGTCCACATAGACGGTGGTGTTGTAGGTATCGCCGGAGGTGTAGCGCGTTTCGCTGGCTGTCTGGATGCGGGAGCCGGACGGCAGGAAGATCCGCTCAAGGCCGTTTTCGTTCACCCGCGTCCAGCCGCCTCTCCAGTTGTCCGTGCCGGCGGCGTTGCCGCCCAGATAGCGGCGTATCCATTCGTCCTCCGTGATGCCGATGGTGGACGGATCGCCGCGGGCGATTGCGTCCTCGTAGGCCTTGGCGAGATCTGCCGCGCTCTGCCCCCACTGCTGCGCTGTGTAGCTGTCGAGCAGATTTTGGTAGTTGTTTCCGTTTCCGCTGGAGTAGCCGAAACCGAGCGCGTGCGTCATCTGTCCCCAGCCCTCGCTGATGTGGCCGGTGCTGAAGTTGATAACGCCTTTTAAAAGCTCCGCCGCGTCGGCCATGAGCGCCATTACCTTTGCGAGTGGCTGCAATGCCTTGGTCAGCGCCGGGACGCGGTTGTTGGAAAGGTCGGACATGGGATTGAGGATATCGCCGACGGTCTCAAGCAGCATGCCGAAGGCGTCGACGATTCCGGAGTCCTTGAGCGCCTTGCCGCCGTCCTTTACCATGGTGGTCACATCGCCGTAGAATTCTTCGAGGTACGGGGCGAATTCGGCTGACAGCTGGTTTTTCACGCCCTCCTGCGTGTTCTGCAGGCGGGCATAGGCGTCGTCGACGGCCTGCAGGGATTTGAGCGCGTCCCTGTCGAGGACATAGCCCATGTCGTGCGCTTCCTGCGCGTACTCCTGCATCTTCTCGCTTCCGAGCTCGATCAGCGGGTTCAGCTCCTGTGCGGACTCGGACATGAGATCCATAGCCAGTGCGTCCCGCTCGGTCTTGTTTTTCATCTCGCCGAGCGCGTCGATGGTATCGTAAAATACATCCTGCGCGCTGCGGAGGCTGCCGTCGGTGTTTGTAATCTCAACTTTCAGCCGCTTGTACGCCTCGTAGGCGTCACCCGTACCGGTCGCGGCCTCCTGCATCTTGTTGGTGGTTTCCTTGAGGCTGTCCTTGATACGGTCAAAGGAGACGTCCGTGAGGTCGGCCATGTAGTTAAGCTCCTGCACGGAATCGGTCGTCGTGCCGGTCACGGAGGCGAGCGTCAGCAGATCGTCCGCATTCGAGGCGGCTTCCTTCGTCATGGAGATCAGCGCTTTTTCCGCCTTGACGATCGCCGCAGCGACGGCAGCGAAGCCGCCCGCCAGCGCCAGTGACTGTGCATCGAGGCTGCCCATGGCGTTCATGGAGGACTTCATGCCGTCTGGCAGCTGAATGCCGAGCTTGGACGTCAGGCCGTTCACCACGTCGCCGAGGTTGCCCATCTCCTTGCTGGAGTCGGCGATCTTCTGCTTGTTCTCGTCGAACTGGTTGTTGAGATTGTTTAGCTCAGCCTCGGCGTTGTTGAGGCTTGCCTGCCACTGCATGGTGCGCTTGTCTGCCTCTCCGTATTTCTCGGCCGACTGCTGGAGCGCAGCCTTGAGATACTCGATCTTCTCCGCCTGCGTGGAAATCTTGCGCTCTAAGACGTCATTCTTGGCGTTTAGGGCCTCTACGCTGTCCGCGTTCTGCGCGTAGGCAGAGGATACCTTGCGCATCTCCGAGTCCAGCACCTTCATGCCGCTGCCGATCTCGGAAATGGCCTGCTTGTATTCTTTTTCGCCCGAAAGCGTAAATTTTGTATTGATGTTCGGCATGTTAGGTGCCTCCGTTCAGATAGGCCGACAGGCTTTGCGGCTGTTCCTTCTGCTCCGGCTGCTTTTGCGGCGCAAGCGCGTCAAGCAGGAGCGTCAGGCGGCGCGGACTCATGGTCTTCCAGAAATCCCGCTCCGGCAGATGCAGCCGGAAGAGCCAGATTGCGAGATAGCCGGGGAAATCAAAGCCCAGCTGCTTTGGTTCCCCCGGCTGTGTCAGTTTTTTTCGTCCGGCGTTTTCTCGTCGTCCGGCGCGGTCTCGTCAGTTTCCGTCTCCTTCATGATCTCTGCACGAACCAGCGGATAGATCAGTTTCCCGGCCTCGATGGTCTGCGTCAGCGAGAGCTTGCGCCCCAGCTGCTTCCGGGTGAATACCAGCGGTAGGCCGTTTTCATCCTTGATCCCCTGCGAGTCGGCAGCGTCGGTCAGCATACCGGACAGAAAGGTCAGCGTGCTTTTGATCCCGCGGACTCTGTCAAGCGCCTGAAAAAGATTCCCGTCGTACTCTTCCTGCACGTAGGCGATGACGTTCATGTTGCAGGAGAGCCGGTATACCCGGCCCTCGAATTCGTAGTCAATGGTTTTCAGTTTGGTCGTCTCCATTAGGATTCACCCAGCTTTCCCTTGATCCATGTGACGGCTGCCTCTGCGGTGTCGACGGTCTCGGTCTCGAGCAGCAGCTCGTCGGCGGAGTCGTCTGCGAGGAATTCGCCTGTAGTGGTCGGCGTGTTGAACTGGATGTTCTCGCCCTTGGTCTGGTATGATAGCGAGGGCGGGCCGAACAGCACCTTCGGCACCCACACGCAGGTGTACTTGGTCACACCGTCGATCTTATCCGGCGCGTAAAAGCCGACGCCGACGTAATTCGCGATGTCCTTGGCCGAGAATTTCAGATTTTCTTTGCTGGCGTCGGACGTGCAGCCATAAAACATGGTTTGCGCGTTCTTTTTCAGGTACTTGACGGCCAGCGAGATCGTGCCGCCGGTGGCAAGCTTGATGTACTCGGCAAGCTTGGATTCTGCGTACAGGCGGCCCTCGGCGAACTTGAGTTCCAGCTGCGCGCTCATGGCGTCGCCGACGTCGGTCGGCTCTGTGTAGGTCACGGTGCCGGACGTGTTTTTATACTTTCCCGCCCGGATGCCGCGTAAGTCAAAACTAGGCATTTACAATAGGCCCCTTTCTTTCAGCTTTTGTGTAAGGATTTTTTCGAGTTCCGCGTTCACGCGCTTCTGCGCGCTGCGGACACCCTTTGTCCAGAAATAAGTCCCGTCGATTTTTCCGTATTCCTTACTGCGGCCGTAATTCAAAACAAAAAGCACGGTCGCCCTGCGCGTTCCGTGCTCGTTTTTGCCAACTGCCGTGATTGTGATATACGGATCTCCGTTTTTGTCCTGCTTGATGGTTTTGCGGTATTTCACGCTGGAGGCGTATGCTTCCGTGCGGAACCCGCTCGCCCGGACGGCATTTTGCAGCTCCTCGACGATGATGTCCCCGGCGGCGTATAAAAGCTCCTTCTGCGTTTCATCGTCAAACGCGTTGGCCTTTTGGAGCGTCGCCATGATCTCATCCGTGCCTGAAAACGAGATTTTAGCCATATTCCGCGCCCTCCGTTTCGGCGATAAGCGCGATCTGCGTGCGGCCTGTTTCCTTGTCGTATGTTTCCATGTCGATGGTCGCGATGTAGCCTGCTGCCTCCAGCGCGGCTTTCACGCGCTTTAAAAGCCCGGCGGCAAAGCCCTTGGCGAAGATGGAAACGGCGTACTGCACGCCGGTCTCGGCCTCGCCGCCCTCGGCGTAGAGCTGCCCGGACTGGCCGAGCAGCTGATAGGTGATGTAGGTTTCCTCCGCGCCCTTATAGGGTGGGTGGCAGACCGGAACGCCCAGGCTTGATATCGCCTCATAGATCATCATGCGCCGTCCCTCCGTTTGCAGGTCAGCTCGATTTCCTCTGTTTCCTGCCCGTAGCTGCGGACGACGTCAAAGACGTCGGAGCCGCAGACGAGCTGCTGCTCGCCGCCGTATTCCGCGCTGTGCATGCGGAAAATTGCGTCCGTGCGCTTGCCGGCTTGCGCGGCCTGATAATACTCGGCGCGGTTTACGGACTTGCGGGCAGCCCAGACGGTGGTCTCCCGCTCGAGTTTTTCCGTCGTCTGGCCGTTTACGATGGGGTAGGAGAGCAGGCGCAGCGTGATTTGCGTATCAAAGATCACAGCACGCGCCTCCTGTTCCTCCGCTGGCCGGGACTGCCCGGTAATCGTCCGAGAGTCCCATGGCGTCGCGGATATCTGCAAAGCAGGTCTTCCATTCCTCGCCCCGGCCGCAGAAATCATGCTGCCAGCGGACGTATGCGCGGACGGCGTCCTTGACCAGCGGATCTTCGTTCGCTCCCTCTGCGCCCGCAAGGTGCAGGCGCATGAGGCAGGCGTCGATCTCGTCTTTTAGCTCGTCGTCAAGGGCGTTTGTGGTCAGCCGCAGGGCGGTTTTTGCAACGTTGATCAAAGCCAATGGTCATCCCTCCCTGTTGGCCGCGCGCCGTCAGGCTTTCTTCTTAGTCAGCGTGACGAGGCTGTTGACGTCGGCGCACGCGCCGTCGGCGATCTCGATGGCCTTTGTGACCTCGTCGTCGGTGTCCTCGTCGGTGTAGCGCTTTACCGTCATGCCCATGTTCTCGTTCCAGAGGTAGTACGCCGGATCGAACATAAAGGCGAAGACGGTGTCGGCCGTGACCGACGCCGCAAATGCCGGCAGGTAGTCGCCGGTCAGAATGACCTCGCGGCCAAGGATGTAGTTTACGGGCTTGCCGTTGATGCCGTAGTTGACGCGCGCGACGGGCTGGCCGTTGCTGTCGACCATGCCTACGATCTGCGTCTCAAATGTCTTCTTGGACATGAACCAGACCGCGCCGTCATACGCCTGCGGCAGTGCAGCTTCGGCCTTGCACAGATCCTTGTAGGTCAGGGCGGTCGTCGCGGCGGCGATGTCGATGTTCTGGCCAGTCGGTGCGGTCTCCGCGAGAATGCCCTTCGGCTGGCCGGAACCGCTACCGTTGATGATGGCCTGTTCCTTCGCCTTTACCATCGCATTTGCGACGTTCCGGACAAACTGTGCCTCGAACATCGGGTACGCCATGATAGAAACTTCCAGCGACATGGAGATCGCGCAGCGCAGCTTGTGGTACGCAAAGACGATCTTTCCGGTCGACGTCTTCTGCTTGTCGGAGCCTTCGCCCTCGGCAACCCAGGAGGCCGTCGGCTTGGCCGAGCTGGTCGGGACCTGGACGCCGCCCGCGTAGGACGTGTGCGTCACGCGCGGCAGGATCATTCCGATGGCTTCCATCTTCTCGTAGATCTTCTGGATGGTCGTGGTCGGGATGACGCTGCCGACGTCGGAGGTCTTGGTGTTTGCGTCCACATTGGTCAGCTCTGCCGGGATCTTCTTGCCGGTCAGGACGTAGTTCATAAAGGCCCGCTTGTACTCGTCGGTGTCGTACCGGTCGAGCACGTCCGGAGTCTTTGCCGTGCCGGACAGGTCGACGGACTGTGCCGCCGCAGCCGGGGCCGCGACTTTCTGACCCGCAAGTGCGTTGAGGTTCGCCTGGATCTTGGCTTCCTCCTCAAACTTGGCGTCGAGGGCCTCGACTTCCTTCATCTTGGCCTGCGCCTCTGCGGTCTTGCTTTCGTCCAGCAGCTTCTGGGCGTCGTCCATGAGCTTCTGGCGCTGGATGTTGTAAATTTCCTTCGTCATTTCAATTCTCCTTTGAGTTTTAAAAATTTCAGTTTTGCTTCTGCCTGCGCCCGTTCGGGCATAAAAAAATCAGGCTCTGCGGCCTGACCTTTTAAAAAGTTTTCCGCGCGCCGGAGCGCGTCTTCGCTGAGCATGCCGGAATAAAAATCCGCTGCCAGCGGCTTCTGGCCGGTATCCGGCTGCATCACGCGGTCGACGAGGCCGAGCTCTACGGCCCGCTCCGCTGTGATCCATGTTTCTGCGTCCATCATGGCGGCGATCTCCGCCTCCGGCCTGCCGGTCTTGGCGACGTAGGCCGAGATAATGGCGTGGTTGGCGTCGCGCAGCGTCCCTGCTGTGTGCTCCATCTGGCGGTAATCGCCGCTGGTCTCTGTCTGCACGTTGTGGATCATCATCATGCCGGTCGGCGTCATTTCTGATTCTCCCGCCATGGCGATGATGGACGCGGCCGAGGCTGCGAGGCCTACAATGCGGATGTGGACGCCGCCTGCGTAGCTGCGCAGGGCGGTATAGATCTCGCTTGCGGCGAAGATCTCGCCGCCGCCGGAATTGATCTCGACTTCGGCCCGCTCGCCGTTTCCCTTGGCAAGTGCGTCGGCTACGGATTTCGGGCTCGTCGCCTCCATTCCGTAAAACTGATAGAAGCGGTGCTGATTGCTGGATACGATGGGCCCGCGAATGCTGATCTTCATGTGGTTTCATCTCCTTTCTGCGTGGCGTTCCGGTCGACCGGCTGCGTGTCAAGTCTGCGGATGGGCTTGTCCCCGCCGTCTACCGGCGCGAGGTTGAATGCGCGCCGCCATTCATTCGGCGTCAGCGCGCCTCTGTCGACCAGCTGCAAGAGATTGAGCTTTGTCGATGTCGAGGCGAAGTCCCACGCGGACGCCTCAAAGACGATGCGGTTGCCGCAGCCGCGCTCGCGCCGGGAGAATAGCTTGCGGGTGTACTCGCCGCTGAGCTGCTTCAGCACCGGCTCGATCTCGGCGTCAAAATACGCGCTCTGTTCGTCCTCCGTCGCGTTCGACGTGACGATATGCGGGTTGGTGTTAAACAGGGCATAAATGCGCTGCGTGGTTTTGTCCATCTGGGCGGCGTTCGGGACGTAATCCTTGGGGTCAATCTGCTTCGCCTCTGCCTTTGCGTCTACGGCTGCGACGCCCGTGCCGTTAGTCACGTTCAGGAAACTGTCCGCAAAGTCCTGCGCACGCTGCTTCACGTCCTCCGGGCGCATGGACGCGGCGAACATTAGCAGCCAGCGAATGACGGCGCTGTTGCGGATGGCCTTTACGATGCCCTGATCCGTCGTGGTGACGATCTCCATCAGCGGCACAATGGCCGGAGCAATGGGGTCGCCGAAAATGTCGTTTTCGTAAAAATCCCCGCGCAGGTGGATCACATCGTCGTATGCAAACGTCAGCACATTGCCGTTCTGCATATAAAATTTCAGGTACAGGTTCCCGCCCGCGTCGTAGACGGCGTCGGCCTGCATGGCCGCAACCGGGAAAATGGCGTTCGGCAGGCCGTTTTCATCCCGCAGGATCACGGCGAAGGCGTTGTTGTTGAGGACCAGCTGCGCGGCCAGCTTCTCCTGCAGCAGCTGGCCTGTCATGTACTGATTCGGTTCCTCGAGCAGGAACCGGATATACGGCTCCGGGTTGACGGCGATCTTCCGCGTCTGGGCGGTGATGGTCTCCCGGATGTGCTTTGCCGTCAGCTTGCCGATGGCCTTGATCTTCGGCCGGATGCAGGCGCGTACGATATCGGACTGATACATTTTGCCGTTGTAGCTGTAAAAGCCATTCCCGCGCTCCTGCACCATCTGGACGGTCGAGACGCGTTTGGTGGTCGTGATATTCGTCAGGAGGTTTTTAAAAAATCCCATTGTCTCACTCCTAGAGCATACTTGTGTATTCTGCCTGCTTCTGATCGTAGATCGTGTAGGCGTCGAGCAGGGCCGCCGTTCCGTCAATGCGGCGCGTGGACTTGCTCGTTTTGTGCGGCTGGATATTGCCGTTTTTGTCTTCGTCGTAGGCGGTGTTTGCCATGCACCACTTATCAATCGGGTTGTTGTTGTAGACGATCCGCTTGGACTCCAGATCGTTCCCGCAGCGCTTCATCGGCTCGGACAGCGTCTTTACGCCCTGGTGCACGGGGATCATGGCTTCGGCCCCGAAGTAGTCCGCCATGCTGTCTACCCAATAGGCCGCAGACCAGGCGTCGTATCCGAAAAACGGCAGAAAAATATCGAGGTCTTCCTGTACCTCGATGAACCATGCCTTGACGTCCTCATAGCGGATCTTGTTTCCCTCTGACAATCTGAGCAGCCCGCGCTCGTGCCACTTGTCGTATGGGATCTTATCTTCCGTGACGCGCTTTTCCAAAAGATCCTGCGGCAGCCAGTACATCTGCAGCACAAACAGGATCTCCGGCAGCTCCGGCACTTGGAACAGCACCTTTGCCGCCGTCAGGTCGGTGGTCTTGGACAGATCCGCGCCGCCGATGCCGTATCGCGGGTAGGAAAGCACGCGCTCCTGCGTCCTGCCGTCCGGCATGTGGTGCTGCCAGATCAGGCGGCGGTTTTCCTTGTCGAGTTGGAAGGTGTCGCGGTTATCCAGCTGCTCAAAATTGAGCCATGCTTCGGAGGACGTTTCGCGGATGTTGAAATCCTTGCAGACGAGGTTTCGGACGAGGGCCGGGTTTTTCTCCGCCCGCTCGACCCGCTCTTTGAGGGCCGTGTAGGACTTGATCGTCCCGAGCCCCGGATTTGCCTTTTTCCAGCAGTCCGGGTCGGTCCATTCGCTGCGCTTGTCGAGCTCGTAAATAAACGCGATCCGGCGCGGGTCGTGGTACCCGTCCGGATCCTCATAGCCGTTTATGATGCGCTCGGCCTCTTCGTATTTTTCGTCGTAGATGTCTTCTCGAATGGTGCCGGCGGTGGAGGTGATAAATCGCAGCGGCTGCGCGCGGGCCTGATCGCCGTCGGCAATGATGTCGTACAACGGTCTGCCATTTTTCCACTGATGGACCTCGTCCATCATCGCGCCGTGGATGTTGAGGCCGTCGAGCGTGTCGCTGTCCGAGGATAGCGGCTTGAATACGCCGTCGTTATAATCGCTGTACACCGCGCCGACCAGACAGCGCGTCCGTTTTCGCAGCGCCGGTGACTTCTGCACCATGCGCTTTGCTTCCTGCCAGATGATCTTCGCCTGGTCTCGCTTGGTGGCCACGGCGTAAACCTCTGGGCCAGCCTCGCCGTCCGCAAGCTGAAGATACAGGCCGACGCCGGATGCCAGCAGCGATTTGCCGTTTTTCTTGCCGACGATGAGGATGGCCTCGCGGTACTGGCGGTTTCCCTCGATGTCGATAAACCCGAAGACAGTCGCTAGCAGCGCTTTTTCCCATAGCTCCAGCCGGACGAGTTGTCCGCCCGCCTTGCCCTTGGAGTGGTGGCAGTAGTTTTCAAAAAACTCCAGGACATGATTGGCACGTTTCGGCGAGTAGTAAAACTCGGAGTTTTCCGCTCCCAGCTGCTCTACAACGTGCCGGTAGGTTTTCTGCACTTTCAGGCTGACGGTCTCGCGGCCCGACTGGATCGCGTCCCAATACTCGAGGATCGGGTTGTAGGTCTCCGGATAGCGCGTGAGCTTCATGCCTCGTCACGCTCCCGGACGAAGGATCCAAAGCCGTCGTCCTCCTGCTTCGGCGCGGTGTCCGGCTTCGGCAGGAGCGCGGTCAGCTGCTTGATGATTTTCTGATAATTCGCGTTCGTTGAGTTGTATGCCTGCCCGATGGGCCGGGCGCGGTCATACGGCTCGAGCCGCTCCGACTGCTGGAATTTCTCCGTCCAGCCGTTTTCCCGCAGGTCGTCCGCCATGTCCTCGCACTCGATGCGCATAAAGGCTGCCTGATCGATGAGGCCTGCGACAGTCCCGGCCGCTTCCTTCGGTAGATTCCGGTAAAGCTTTTTCAGGCGCGCTTTCTCCGCGCGGATCCGCTGTTCTTTGGTCTTTTCACGCTGATTCGCCACAGAAAACGCCTCCTTTTCGCGTGATTTTTGCCGTCTGTCCGCGCGTGCGCGTAGATTACTTATCACCGCACTTTTGTAGGGGGGCCTCGCGAACGGCCTGCGTATTCTTCCGAGGTAGGGCGTGCAGTGATTCAGCCGGTGCCCCGGCCTCGCGCGACGGGGGGGATCGGGTCGCCGGCGGCGTCAAAGTAAATTTTTTGCGTCAGAGATTTTGCGACGCCGTGCCCGTCAAACTGATCGTGGCAGTCCTTGCAGACGAACTCGAGGTTGGAGTAGGACAGGCTGATGTCCGGGTCGGTGATGTTGTCCGGCGTGAGCGCCCGCTTGTGGTGGACGATATAGCCCGGCTTGTCCCGGCACTCTTCGCAGAGGCCGCCGTCGATGGTCCGGCGGAACTTGATATACCCGGCGCGGCATTTCTTCCAGCGCGCGGATGCGTAAAAGCACGCGGCCCATGGCTGCATCCTGTTCCCTCCAATTCTTCACGCTATCACTGTAGCACATTTTTTTGGCCCTGTTGGCTCAATTTTTGCGATAGCCAAGCTCCCGCGCTGCTTCGTATACAAAACGGCTATACATGCGCTTGGCTGTCGACTGGCTGACATGCACCCGGCGCGCGGCGGATTCCAGGCTTTCCCTCGGCCAGATCCATGCGTGCAGGCGCACGACCTCCAGCACGTCGGCTCCGTCCCGCCATGTCTGTGCTGTATTGATCGCGGCTTGCACGGCAGCATAGTCCTCGTACTCCCGCGAAGATAAAACGCGCACAGCGATATCCTCGACGGCGCGCCCGGAGGAGTGTCCGCCCGGCTGTGCAGAATACCCCGGCGTGATCTTCTGACGGCTCATGTCCCGAACCTGTCTGTCCAGTTTCGGGTATTCGCCGATGGTGCGGCAGACGTTCCAGTACCACCAGTATCTCGGCTTTGACACTTTTCCACTTCCTTCCTGCTTCGTTCTAAAACCTTACGCATATACAAGGCTTAATTTAAGCGGCTCCCGTTCCGCTTGTGCTCTTTTGGATCAACTACATATTTATAGCATTGATACCCGTACTTTGTTGTCCGGGCCTCGACTAAGATGTAACCGCGCGGGGCGACGGGCGGATGCTTGAGACTGTACTCGCGCACGGCCTCGGTTGCTGGCTCCGGCTCCGGCCGGACGCAGTTGCGGCTGGCTTTGTACCGGTGTCCGCCGAACTCTTTTCTCCAATGCGCGTGCAGGTAGTCGGCCAGCGCCTTATAATCCCGGCCGTGGTCGACTTTGCTTCCATTTTCGTCCATGTAATAATTGTGTTCCCGTAAATGCCGAACCTCGATCACGCTGCCGAGGCCCCAGATCCTGCCGATCTCCTCCTCCGGAATGCCGTCCGAGATCATGTGCAGATGGAACCGGCTCGTTGACTTGCCCTGTCCGTAGACGATCACGATCTTGGCGTTTGGGTATTTATATAGTAGGCGGCGGTAGAATCTGTCCCGGATGAGTTTCATTTCTGTGGCAGTATGTACCTCGTTCTCGGCGTCGAGCGTCAATGTGGAATACAGGCTGGTCGGGCCGAAGTTGGCATTGACGAGCGCTTCCAGCTTTGCCTCGGAGATCTTCCGGTTGAATTCGTCCTGCTCTTCCCGTGTCTGGAAGCGCGGTTTTTTGGGCTTGCTGGTCTTTTTGTCCGCACCGTCGGACACGGTATAAACGATCTGCGTACATACCGCCCCGGTAAACAGCCTGCGCTTGTGCCTCTTTGCCATCATCCACACCTCTTTCTCCCGGGCGGACAGAGCCGTCCGCCCCTACAGGTCTTCTGCCCGCTCAAAGCGTGGCCGGAGATTCCGGCCACAGTTTCAGCGATCAGTTTTCTCGCGCATTTCCTTTTCTGCGTTCTCTGTTTGCGTTATCGGTGGAAAGCCGAATGCCGCCCTGATTTCGTTCACGGTGTTCTTGCGGAATACATCTTCTTCTTTCTGCATGATGGCTTTCCAAGCAGCTTCGTCCAGCGCCTCAAGCGTTACTTCCGCTTGACGCTTCAGGCTGCGCAGCTTGAAAAATACCAGCACGCCCAGCGCGATCCACTCCAACGTGGCAGCAAGCTCCAAAATCTCAATGATCATTTTCTTCTCCTTCTATCCCTTCCAGTGTTGCTTGGCAGTATTGGCATTGGCGCGGCAAAACGCGCTTCACGCCGCCATTTTTCCAGACTTCGATATGCGGCTTCTCCGGCCTGCCGCAGACCGGGCAGCGGTAGACACGGAAGATATCATCCCAGCGCCACCAATTCCCGGTGCTGCACAGCTGCTTCGCCGCGTTTTTAAGCAGCACGGTATAGCAGTCCGGCACATCCTCCGGGAACCATCCTGCGATGGGGCCGCCGTTCAGCAGGCACTTGTCGCAGTCGTCCGCCCTGCACGCCCCTATTGCCTGCATGATCTCCGCAAAGCTCATGTCCTTTTTGCCAAGCCGCAGCGCTTCCCGGCGCTTGTCTTTCTTACTCATTCCTGCGCCGCCTCCATTTCCTTGCGCTCCTGCATAAAGCCGTGCAGAAACAGCTCCAGCAGAGCGGCGGCGCGGTTGGTCAGCTTGGTGAAGTCCTTTTTGCTGATCTGGAGCTTGCCGGTCGTGACGACCTCCGTGTCCACACTGCCGATGATCTGGATCGTCGGATTCGGCTCCAGCGTCTTTGAGCCGTCGTCCTCCACCCGGTAGAGCGGCGGCGTAGAACGCTCCATAATGATCCGCGGCGGGTAAGTCTCGCCGTGGAAACTCGCGTCCCAGAATTGGCTGTCATAGTACGCGACAAAATTGTCGAGGTCGCGCGCAAAAGTTCCCATGATTTCTGCCATTTTAATGCTCCTTTCATACTTCCACGCACTCATTGGCGCGGATATTGATTCTTTTGCCTCCGGACTCGATCACATATCCTGGCGCTTTGAACATTGGGTACCGCTCCGCCCAGTATGTGGCTCCGATCCTTGGCTGGTATTCCGGCCATACCGGGACTTTGGCCGTTATGCGGATTCGGACGAGCCTGTGCGGCAGGCGCTTTTCTCCTTCCGGGCTCTCGGTGCGCAGGCCATCCAGCTCCTTTGCAAGCTCCCGGCGGCGCAGCTCCAGTCTTTCTGCCTGCACTTTCCCGCGGCACTCCTTCGAACAGCACCTTGTCTCCATCGTGATCGCGCTTGGCACTTTGTAAAATGTGGCCCCGCAGACCTGGCAGACCAGCGCGACCTTGTTGGATTTGCCCATAGTTTCACACTCCTTCGTCTGGGGGCCGGTATTCCGGCCCCCGTAGGCAGGACGGGCTTTCACCGCCTGCGCACCGGCGCGCCGCGCTCGCTTGTCAAACGCTGCGCATTTCCGGGCGAGCCGCCCTTGACTGCCGTCAGGCGGCTTATAAAAAGGAGGCAAGCGATGCACGGGGCCTATGCGATACCCCGTGTGGGATGACGTTTTTGCGCACGTCTCACGCGCTTTCCCGGCGCACGGGCTTGAGGGATTTTCCGTGCGCCGGGTGCAAAGCCGGGGTTTCCTTCCGCAGCCGTCTCATGGCGGAGCGCCTGCGGCATAAGTCCGATAAAATATAGTTCCCCGGCTGATTGCCTATTCCTTGGTGCTGATATCCTTGTGCAGCAGGCCGTCCGCGCCCTTGACGAGCGGCAGCGCCCTGCGCCGCACCTGCTCATCCGGATTCCAGCCGCATTTCAGGCAGCAGGCCGTCGTGCGGTTCATGCAGGCGTTCCCGCTTTTCGGCAGGCCGCACGGCATTCCCGTCCGACATTCGTTTTTTTCTTCCGGCATTTTTAAATCTCCTGTATATCGATTCCAAATTTTGACCGCATGAATTTCCGGTTGCGCAGATACTCCTTTGTCCGCGTCGGCTTGGACTTCACATCCTCGACGACGAGCTTGCCGCCGAATTTGTACGAAAAGTCCGCCGTGTACCGCACCGCTCGGATCCGCTCTCCGGTCTCTGTCATATAAGATTCCTGCAGCGTGAACTGCTGCTGCAGGCGCAGATCGGAGATAATGCCAGCCCGGAGCATCACCATCAGCTCGTCGTACCGCCGCGCCTCCTTCTGGCTGTCGAAGCGCAGCTCTCCGCGCTCGGCGGGCGTGCTGTGATACTTCGAGGCCTTCTTCGGCGCCGCGGCAGCCCCCGGCATCTGCTGCCGTGCATAAAGCTCCCGCATCCTCGGCGGCATGTCCGCCATGGATTCAAACCGCAGTCCGCTCATTCGGTCACGCCCTTCTTCTCGCCCCGACTACAATAGTCATCCAAATCTGCTTCCTCGTACTTGTCGCACTTATAGACTTCCATTACCCGTCTAAGACATTCATCCTCTGAGAACCGTTCTGCCTTATTCAGCAAGCACCGATACGGGTAAACGTAGTTCTTTCTGTATTCCAACTTCTTGCATGTCAAACAGCAATCCTGCATCAGCTTTCCTCCTTTCGCGCCCCCACGGGCAAACCGCAGTCCGCTCATTCTGTAACTCCGTTTGTTCGCGGTTTTCCGGCTGTGCATCCAAAATCTGCGTGATGATACTCTCCAACTGTTCTGCAGCACGCATATCCCTCGCACCACGCTGCATACTTACTGTGCCTGCAGTCCTTGCACCGCACCACCTCCGCAACGTCGGCGGCGGGCTGGCGCAGCAGAAGCGTTTTCACCCGTTGAGGTGTCCAGCGCGGATTTTCCGCGTTGCTGGCTTCAAAATCTTTCAGTGCCGCTTCGCGGCTGATATATTCGTCAGGCATCGTGCACCTCCACACCTGCGTTATCCAGTATATCTTCAAGCAGCATCTCGTTGTCGTCGCCTACGTATTCACCGCGTTCATCAAAATACTGGTATGTGGTATATTCCCTTGCCTCGATTCCGGCGATCCGCCGCAGTGCCTCGTTGTATTTATCGAGTCCTCTTTCCTCCGCGTCCATTATCTCCTGCAGTTGTGCGCTTGTTATGTACTTAGCCATCTTTTCTGCCCTCCATCGCCCGCTCGGCTTCCTCGCGGGTGCGGAATACGGTTTTGCCGATGTCCTCTGGCCTGATCGTGCCGAGACCTAGCGTATTCAGCACAGTCCTCCCGTTCAGCGTGCTCACGTCCGATACGGTAAAACTATATACCCGCTTAACCGGGTGATTGCAGTATGTCCACAGTTCATCTCCCTGCCTGCACGGCTGCACGACCACGTGCCCGTCCTTGTCGGCCTCGGCAAGCTCGCGGAGGCGGTCAGCCTCCACGCCCAGCGCCTGCGCTGCCAGATTTATCATCGTGTCCTCCGTAAATGGAGCCTTGATTTCCTCCGGCGTCAGCCCCGCGTCCTCGTAGGCTTTCAGCCGCCAATAAATTTTCATTGCGTGCTCTCGCACCGCGGCTACGTCAATCACGCTTCTGCGTGTCGTGTGCTCGTCCACCCGAACATCAGGTATCGTCAGTCGTTCCATAGTTTTTCCTCCACATACCGCCAGCTCTGCGGCGGGCGGGTAATCGGCTTGGGTTTTGCCTTGAGCGCTACCTCTACCTCATTTGGCACAGCGTAAAATTCCCGCAGTTCTCGCGGGGTGTCGTAAATCTTGAGATTGGAGATGTGCCAGCCGAAGGTAATGTTGCTGATCTCATCGCACAGAAATTCCCCGACGACTTTGCCGTTTCCGCATTTGTAGATGTAGCACTTAAACGGCGTATCCATCTTCGGGCGCGTCTTGCGCACCTCAATGGTCTTCCGCCCGTTGATGATCTTCTCACACCACATCGGGCGGATGCTGATCAAAACAGCTTTACTCATGCTTGTCTCCTTCCTCCGGCGCTTCCGGCAGCGGCATCCAGTGGGTTACCTCACCGCATCCTGGACCAAGATCTGTTACCCACTCGCCAAACATAATCCACCCGACAGTTGTTCCGACCGTTTTGCACCTCACAATTACCCGTTGCTGTTTCTCTGGCGGCCGCTCCGTCACCGGAATCCACCGCTGTTTCTCCCGCAGCGCCGCGTTCTCGGCGGTCAGACGCTCGATGAGGTCGGCTGCGCACTTATGCATCTCGTCCATGCAGTTTTTATAGCTCACTGCCGGGCAGCGAGCGCACGGTGCCCCAAATTGGCAGCGCCGCAGCGCCTGCACGATTTTCTTGTCTGTCATAGCGTGTCCTCCTCCATTCCTTCAAGAACCATTTGTCCCGGCAAAACGCCGTCCTCCATGGTTC